AGCGGAAATCAGGGCAAAGGCAATGTGGGTTTCGGCAGTACTCTTCGTAATAGTATGGGCGGTGGGTCTAATGTGGCTAACGACAAGAAGCATGATTACGAGAACGTCCCTTGGTCATTGATTGTTGTCGTGATGGCAGTAGTGCTGATGTTCTTTATCGTCATGCCGATCTTAGCGTTTATGTATTACGACATGTACTTTGCAACACAGGCGGCGGTGCATGAAATCAAGAAGATGAAAGAACTACGTAAAGAAATTCAGATTGAACGGCTGTACGGTAAATAAGGAGCGGTGATGCTGACTTTAATCTCTACCATTGGCGGCTACATTGTCGCCCTTTTTCCAAGACTGTTTGACATGTTGCAGGATCGTGCGGACAAGAAGCACGAGCTAGACATCCTGCACATGCAGATGCGTCAACAACTTGCCCTGACTGAAAAGGGCTACTCGCCATCGGATAAGACCGAAGAAGTGCGCGAGAACGACGAACAGGATCATCAGCAGTACATGGCGCAGACCGCCGCTATCTACAACAACCAAGAAAAGCTGCTGGAGTCGTCATCCCAGTGGGTCAAGGACATGACTGCGGCTACCCGCCCGTTCGTGACGTTCATCTTTGTTCTTGAGCTTGTGCTAATTAACTTGCTGACGATGCTGTGGATTTTCGTGAATGGCGAGAAGGTGACGTCGATTGGTGAGCTGATTCAGATCATGCAGATCGTCTTCGACGCGGATGAGATGGCGCTCTTGGGCACCATCATTGCTATGTGGTTCGGCTCCCGTGGTAACTCAAAGGCTGGCAAGTGATTTACCTTGTCTATGCGCGGATTGCCGCAACAGTATTGCTATGTGCTTATTTGATAAGTAATCTGCCATGAAACTACCACTTGCCACAATTGCAATGATTAAGCATCACGAAGGGGTGCGGTATAAGCCTTACAAGTGTCCAGCGAAGTTGTGGACAATAGGTGTGGGGCATGTGCTGTACCCCGAACAGGGCAAGATGCCTGTCGATCAACGCGATAAGTTCGCACTCAAAATAGAGGACTTCCGTGTATTTAGCAAAGAAGAAGTTGATTCGATCCTTGCGAAAGATCTACAGCGTTTTATCACTGGTGTTCTTCGCTACTGCCCTGACCATCTTAACGAAAATCGCTTGGGAGCGTTGGTCAGCTTTGCATTCAATGTTGGGCTAGGCACTCTTCAGCGGTCTACTCTGCGGCAGAAGCACAACCGTGGGGACTTCGACGGGGTGAAGCAGGAGTTTTTGAAGTTTACTAAGGGTGGTGGCAGGGTTCTGCCGGGGTTGGTAAAACGCCGGAACGATGAGATAGCACTCTACTTTTTGGAGCCAAAATGATGAACCCGTGGGTGATACTTGGCTTTGTGTTAGCTATTGGCGCAGCGGCTGGGGGCGGGTATTATCAAGGAAATACTGCGGGTAAGGCGGTTGTGCAGCAGGCATGGGACAAAGAAAAGGCGGAACAGTACGCTGCCTACGCCAAAGGGCAAGAAGAAGCTCGCAAGCGTGAGCAAGAAATGCAACAGTCGGCAGATAGGCTACGGAGGGAAAAAGATGCTGAGATCAGGGATATTAATGCTCGTACTATCGCTCTCTCTAACAGCTTGCGCGATAGGCAGGAGCGCCCCGCCTCCAACAATTCCGTGTCCGGTGCTGCCAGCACTCGACCAGCCGCCTGTAGCGGGAAAGAGCTTTACCGAGAGGATGGGGAATTTCTTGTCCGGGTCGCTAGAGAAGCCGACGAACTCCGCGCAGCCCTCGACCAATGCGTCAAACAATACAACGCCGCAAGGCAAAAGTAAGGATTAATCATGCCAAGCACATATAGCCCAGACCTTCGTATTGAACTTATTGCTAATGGCGAACAATCAGGTACATGGGGCACGACTACTAATAGTAACCTTGGTACGCTTATTGAAGACGCTATTGCTGGACGGGCTTCAGTTGCAGTTACATCGGCTGATCAAGCCCTGACTGCGTCAAACGGCGTGGCAGATCAAGCAAGATGCGCGGCAATAGACTTATCAATAGGTGCATGGGGTTCCCCTGCTAACTTTAATGTTTATGTGCCCCCGGTTACTAAGTTGTACGTTGTACGTAATACAGACTCTACCTATACGGCTACAGTCTACTGTTCCACATTTATTGGTAACACCTCACCAGCCGGTACAGGTGTCGCAATACCCGCAGGCAAGAGTGCGCTAGTGCGTAGCGACGGCACTAATATCGTAGATCAAATCAACTACGTATCGGATAGCTTTGAGATCGGCGCAACACTGATGGTTAACGGCGCAGCAACATTTAGCAGTACAGTCACTCTTAACGCTAACCCAACACTTGCTTTGCAAGCTGCTACTAAACAGTATGTAGATAGCGCAGTGGCTGGGGGGGTACCTGCTGGTGCAATAATTATGTGGTCTGGCACTATAGCTACCATTCCATCTGGCTGGGCGTTGTGTAACGGTTCAAGCGGCACTCCTGACCTGCGAGATCGTTTTATTATTGGCGCTTCACAAGATAGTGGCGGCGCAGCTAGAACAAATGTAACAGGATCATTGACGCAGACTGGCGGTACTAAAGACGCTATTGTCGTAAGCCATACGCATACTGCGACTGTGATTGATCCGGGTCACTCACATAATCCAGCAAACGGGTCAAGTTATCAATTTTTATCTAGAAGGCAACCCGTCGGTGGAGGATCAGGCGATTACACCGGAGCTGGTTCAAACTTATTTTTTAATACTACTACAGCGACTGCCTCAACAGGCATTAGTGTGTCTAATAGTACAGAAGGCTCATCCGGCACTAATCAAAACTTGCCACCGTACTATGCTCTTGCATACATAATGAAACTGTAAGGAATCACCATGCCTTTACAGAAACTTCAATTTCGTCCCGGTGTAAACCGCGAAGGCACGACGCTTGCCAATGAAGGCGGTTGGTATGACTGCGACAAGGTACGCTTTCGCTCTGGCTACCCTGAAAAGATAGGAGGATGGTCAGTTGAATCCTATGCTACGTTCTTGGGCTTGTGCCGTTCTTTGTGGAATTGGATAACGCTCAGGGGTTATAACCTACTGGGTGTAGGAACTAACGCAAAATTTTATGTAGAGTCAGGCGGTGTTTATTATGACATCACACCATTACGCACACCAACCTCAACAAACTCAGTAACTTTTGCTGCCGATATTTCTGCGCCTTTTTCTGCGTTTATTACCGTAACGGATAGCAGTGCGTTTAGTTTGCAAGCAGGGGATTTTGTTACGTTTTCACAAGCGGTTAGCTTAGGCGGCAATATTACAGCGACTATTCTGAACCAAGAGTATCAGATTCAAACAGTATTATCTGGTACGTCTTACACTATCGTTGCACGAGCGGCAGGTGCGTCTGTCAATGGGATTAATTTCACGGTAAACACTACAACATCCACGCTTTCGTTTCCCGTTGGTACAACACTAACTAACGGCGCTACAGTCACACTAATTATCGGTGCAGGTGCACCGGGCGGGTTGAATTACACAACCGCCTATTACGTAGTAAACGCCTCGGGCTCGACTTGTCAATTAGCGTTAACTAGCGGCGGCACACCTATTACGCTTACTAGCCAAGGTATTGGTCTTCAGTCTTTGTATTTTACTGTTGAGTCTAATGCTTCTGATACAGGTACTGGCGGTACGGGCGTCGATGCTGCTTATCAGATTAATGCAGGATATCCAATTTACACCATAGGCACTGGCTGGGGTACTGGGCCTTGGTCACGTTCGACATGGGGTTCAGGTACATCTACAGGTTTTGGTTTGCAGTTACGTTTGTGGAGCCAATCCAACTTTGGTGAAGATATACTGTTTAATCCACGTGGTGGGTCAATTTACTATTGGGCACCGGGAGCAGGGGCGACACCCGCATTTAACGTTCCGGGTACGGTAGTGTCTGGCACTTATACGCCGTCTTTGGTTAATGAAATTATGGTGTCGGATTCATCACGGATTGTGATTGCATTTGGTTGTAATGATCCGAGTGGCACTTATGGGCCCACAGCACTTGATCCGATGTTAATTCGTTGGACAGACCAAGAAAGCTACACGCAATGGCAACCGCAAACAACTAACCAAGCTGGGGACTACAGACTTTCTCATGGGTCAGAGATTGTTGCGGCCTTGCAAACCCGCCAAGAAATCAACGTCTGGACAGATGCGGCTATCTACGCTATGCAATACCTCGGGCCCCCATTTGTTTGGGGCTTTACTCTTTTAGCAGACAACATTTCAATTGCTTCGCCTAATGCTATGGCAACGGCATCCGGTGTTGTTTATTGGATGGGGGTCGATAAGTTCTACGTGTACTCGGGCCGGGTAGAGACGCTGCCATGTTCGGTGCGTACTTATATCTATGATGACATCAACCGTGATCAGTTTGCTCAAATCTACGCAGGGACTAATGAGGGCTACTCTGAGGTCTGGTGGTTTTATTGCTCTGCTAATTCGAACATCGTAGATCGGTACGTCATCTTTAATTATCTTGATCGCGTATGGTACTACGGCACGATGAGTAGAACCGCATGGCTTGATTCACCACTTCGGCAGTTTCCAGTTGCCACGACAGGTAATAACAATCTTTTGGTCTACCATGAGTCTGCGGTAGATGACGGTTCAACCAACCCCCCGAGCCCAATTAATACTTATATCCAATCATCTGACTTTGATATTGGTGATGGGCACAATTACGGGTTTGTATGGCGGGTGATTCCAGACATTACGTTTAACGGGTCTAATACTTCTGGTACTACGACTGTAAATCCAGCGGTTAATTTTACAGTGCGCCCTCGTCAAAACCCCGGCTCTGCCTACAGTGTGTCCAATAGCCCAGCGGTACAGTCGGCAGCATCCCAGACTTACAAAACGACAACGACGTACAGCGTGCAAGAATTCACCGAGATTGTGTACACACGGATTCGTGGGCGACAAATGGCGTTTAGAGTATCGTCAGATACTGCGGGCACGCAGTGGCAGTTAGGTGTGCCAAGACTTGATGTTAGACCTGATGGTAGGAGGTAATTGTGTCTACTGGTACAACTAGAGCGCCTCTCCTACCCTACGCCCCGGTGCAGTATGACCGGCAATACATGGACACCTTGAACAACATCCTGCGGCAGTACTTTCAGCAATTAGATAACGCTGGGCCAAGCGCGGCTTCTACTCAGTTCTTAAGCACTACCCGTATTGTTTCGGCAATGAATTTTAGTACTGTAGATAAAGCCACGGGTGCCCGTATAGTCAGTCTGCCAACTCAAGCTGATTTAGCCAATTTGCGGGTAGGTGATCTATACAGAGACACTTCGGCGGGTAACGTGGTCAAGATAAAAGTATAGGGTAGAGTGATTTGACTCCTATGATACGACGCAGTGAAGTGTTACACTTTGACAAATTTTCTTGGATGAGGTAGCGATGAGCCTCCATAACTTAGCTCAAGACCTTCAGTCTGTTGGACGCGGGGGCGATTCTGTCTTAGTCCACATGACCCCAAAAGAAGTTGGGGGGTTACAAGCTCTTGCTATGGCACATGGCGGCTCTCTCACCATCAACCCCCAGACCGGGTTACCAGAAGCAAACTTCCTAAAGAGACTACTGCCGACGTTGGTAGGCGGTGCGCTGACGGTAATGTCTGGTGGCGCTCTTTCTCCGTTGATGGCAGCTGGACTTGTTGGTGGCGGCACTGCGTTGGCTACCGGTAGCCTGAGCAAAGGTCTGATGGCGGGTCTGGGTGCTTACGGCGGTGCTGGGTTGGCATCAGGGCTATCTGCCGCTGGTGCCGCTGGTGCCGCTAAAAGTGCAGCGCCAAACTTAGCAGAAGCAGCAAAACTTACAGCAGGTCCGGGCGGCACAGGTGTTTTCTCTCAAGCTACATCTAATGTAGCAACAGCAGGTAACGCAGCCAAGGCCGGGCTTCTTGGTTCTACTACCCCCGCTACTACGGCTGTCACTTTACCTTCTTGGCAAGCAGCTCCCACCATAAGTAGTGGCGCTGCGTCAGCAACTGCGCCGAGTATGGCAAACGTAACGGCTGGCGTTAAGTCGCTGGGGCAAGAAGGTGGTATAGGGAAACTTTACGATGCGCTACCGAAAGGCACGCTCCCTGCACTTGGCGGTACGTTATTAGCTGGACTGGGAGACCAAAAAGGCGCCCCCCCACAACAATCCAAGTCGTACATCCGCCCCTACACCTACGAGAGATCACAACGCCCAGAAGCGTATGACATGGGTGCGCCTATGTATGCTGATAAGCCGGGGTCGAGTGCGGAGCGTAATTACTTTAACGATAGCTATACAGCACAAACGCCGATTCTTGCGCCGGGGCCAGAGTATGCAGCCGAGGGCGGGTTGATGGGCTACGCTGTTGGTGGACCTGTTGAGCAGATGGCAGCAGCGAATGCTGTGGGTGCCAATACAGGCTACCCAATGGCTCAGCTTCAAACGCCTCTTTATTCCAACCCATCAATCCAGCGCCCTGAAGCGGTCAATGTCATATCTCCAAGTGGCGATGCTGGGGTGAGTGCATATAGTGGTGAGTCAAGATTTGCAAGGGGAGGCGCTACCGCAGAACCGCAAACAACTGGCAGCTATCAGTACAGCTATGACCCCAAAACCATGCAGTTTACACAGACGGCTACGCCAACATTGGTTTCACCTTTTGGCAGCGGTAAAGGTGCGGTGGGTATGTTAGGTAGGGCAATTGCTGGAATACCACAACAACCTCTCGACACAGGCGCTAAAATTTCCGGCGGTATGGCACCTCCTGCTATGGGGCCTGCACCAGCACAACCAGCGTACACGCCACCTGCTATCCCTGAATATCAATCACCGGAGCAACAGCTTGGTTTAGATGGCTTCTATTCAATGATGGATCGGCAGCTTGCCGGATTAGGTGCGTCTCAAGCAGGGCGATATGCCATGGGTGGTGGGGTGTCCAGTCTAGGTGACTACTCTGATGGTGGGCGGCTATTGAAAGGACCCGGCGATGGAGTTTCTGATTCTATCCCTGCTGTCATTGGCAAGCGTCAGCCTGCTCGTCTTGCTGATGGTGAGTTTGTAATCCCAGCCCGTATCGTGTCTGAGATTGGCAACGGTTCAACCGAGGCCGGTGCGCGTAAGCTCTACGCGATGATGGACCGAGTGCAGAAGGCACGCGGCAAGACTGTAGGCAAAGGCAAGGTTGCAGCAAATACTAGATCGGAGAGACATCTACCTGCATGAGTTACACATTTCATCTTGGCAGACACCGAGAAAGTTTTGAAGAGCTAGAACCTCTTTATAGGCAGCACTATGAGGAGATGTTGGCTCGGCTACAAAAGGATGGGATTGAGTATTCCCCCTACAACCCAAGGTGGGATCGGTACTTTCAAGCGGGTGATCGTGGGGATTTGTTAACGTTTATCTTGCGGCATGAAGGTAAAGCGGTTGGTTGCAGTAATGTGTATTTAACGAATGACATGCACAACGGCGATCTTATTGCGCAAGAAGACACAATTTATGTACTGCCAGAGCATAGAAACGGTATAGGCAAGAAGTTTGTAAAAATTATTTTGGATGAGTTGAAAGAGCGTGGAGTAAAGAGGGTGTCTGTTGCTGCGCTCACAGACTTACGAGTAGCTAAACTTTGGAAACGTATGGGCTTTAAAGAAGCCGCGATCCAGATGATGTATACATTTTGAGGTGCCACTATGTGCTCTTCGTCAGAACCGCAGCCAACCCAACAAGTCGTTAGTTCAACAGAAGTCCCTGCGTATGCGAGGCCGTATGTTGAACGCATGCTGGGTAAATCAGAAGCCCTAAGCCAGACTCCTTATCAGGCGTACGGTGGTGAGCGTATTGCTGGCTTTACGCCGATGCAGCAGCAAGCTTTTCAAGGCGTTGCAAATCTGCGTCCTGCGCAGCAACTGGGGTTGGGAACACAGTTTAGTGGTTTGGCTGGTTTACAAGGGCTTGGTGCCGGTCAGCAGTACGCACAGCAGGCTACATCCCCCGATGCTATGCAGGCGTATATGTCGCCGTATGCACAGTTAGCTCTTGAGCCACAGATGCGGGAGGCTGCGCGTCGCTCGGCTATGGAAGGTCAAATGCAGCAAGCGCAAGCTGTACAGCGTGGTGCGTTCGGTGGATCAAGATCAGCACTATTAGAAGCGGAACGCCAGCGTAATCTTGGTCAGCAGCAAGCAGACATCTATGGTCGCGGTATGCAGACAGCGTTTGAGCAGGCTCGTCAGGCACAGCAGTTTGGTGCTGATCTTGGGCTGCGTGGTGCTGGTATGGGCTTGCAAGCTGCTGGACAGTTGGGGCAGTTAGGGCAAACACAGTTCGGTCAGCAGAAAGATGTTCTGCAAGGACAGTTGTCCGCCGGTGCGCAACAGCAAGGGTTGGAGCAGCAGCGTCTGGCACAAGCGTACCAAGACTTCCAAGCACAGCGGCAGTATCCATACCAGCAGTTGGCGTTTATGTCCGATATGCTGCGCGGCTTACCGTTATCTCAGCAAACCCAAAGTATGTATCAAGGTCCACTAACTACTGGGCAAATGGTAACGGCGGGTGCTATGGGGCTTGGAGCGGCTAAACAGTTTGGGTTGTTTGCTGATGGTGGTGAAGTTCAAGAACTTCGTGGTGGTGGGCTTGGCGCTATTGCGCTACATGATCTTGTTTGAGGTGCTACATGTCTATTGATACCGCAGCAATCCTAGCCGCTAAATTTAGAAAAGACCCTACCCCCCTTAAAGCAGCGGTGTTAGGGCAAGGCGACTCTAGCATCAACCCCTACGCCGCACTTCGTGCTTTACAGCTACAACAAGAGGCGCAGCGGTTTCAGATGGCTCAAGCTGCCATGCAGGGGCAGCAGTATCAGAATCAACCATCGATGGTTGAGCAGGCAGTCATGCCGGGTATGCAACAGCAGCCTCAACAACCACCGATGCCTCCGCAAGGGCAACCACAAGAACCAGCGCCCGAAGGCTTAGCCGGTATGCCTGTACCTGAGCAAAACTTTGCTCCGGGTGGAATCGTTGCGTTTGCAGGGGATGATGGTTCCCTTGTTGAAGACGAGTACGGCGGC